ATTTGTTGATATTAAATTATTTGGTGAATCAATAACAGAACTATCTTGTAATGGTGAAATTTCATAATTGGTATTACCTGCTGGTGGTGTGTAGGCACCAGGAATATTATATGGTGCTAAATTTCTAGCCATTAAGGAATTCCTAAATGTTGCTGTTGAAGAAAATGACAAGAAACTTTCTGACATATAATTTATTTATATATAAATAATGTTATTTATACTTTTTTACGAAGTGGTTCCTTCTTTTATATTGGTTGGTTCTATATTTTTATCAAAGACTAATTTTTTGGCGTCTTTAAAACTTGCTTGGAATTCGGTTGTTCCTATCATTTTATTTATTGCTGTTTCGGCGGCTTCTCTAACCATTGGGTTTACTTGTGCATAATTTTCCCAATTATGTATAATTTCAATTTTATTCGTTACTGTACCACTATGATTAACATTTTGATTAAATGTTGTTTGACTAAATAAATCTGTTATATTTGGTAATGGGACATTTTTCAGATTATTTTTTAATGTATCTGTAAGTTGTGTCTGTATATTTCCAAAATCTATCTCACCGATTTTTTCAATACCTTTTTTAACTAATTTTTGTAACCCTTCTGTTGTCATTTTAAATATATCACCAAAAGATTTACCACCAAAAATTTGTTCAAAATTTTCTCTATAAAATTCACTTTGTCTTGTTTTTTCTGGTAATAAATTTTTTACACCGCCAGTAGTACCTCGTAAAACATTTTCATAACCACCATACATTGTATTACTTGATGCAATACCATATCTTTGTGCCATAACAAATTCATTTAAAACACTATTTAATTTTCTTAATTCGTCTAGTTGATCTTTTGCAACAGCTTCCATACTTTTGGCTTCTTCGGCGTTTTGCCTTTGGATTATTTTAATTTGTTGTTCTGTTAAATTTCTTACATCGACAGTATCATATTTACCGGTAAGTTCTCCCGTTGTTGGGTCTACCTTTGCAACTCTAATTTCAGCAATTCCTTTATCATTAATTTGTGCCATTGTTGCAATTAAGTTTCTTGTGTCTTCATTTACTGGTAAATCAGGCATTCTAATTTTTTGTAATTTATAGTCAAAATTAGCAGCATTTAATGCCATTTTTTGTAATTCACCATTATTATACCCCAATTCTTTTCCAATTTCATTAAGTCTTCTTTTTGCTCCTGGTAGAATTTCAAATTGATTAGCTTCTTTATTAAATCTAACAAATTCTTTTGTCATATTAACAACTTGGTTTTGTAGTTCGGTTGGGTCATTTTGAGCCAAATCCATTAATCTTAATGGGTCTAATAAATCACTTGTCGTGACACCTAATCTTTGTAAAGCGGCTGCTAAACCTATTGCCCCTTCAGGATTAAATACTTTATCAACAATACCAAAAACACCTTCAAGTGAAGTACCTAATCTTGTTGCTTGAGCTGCCATTTTTGCTAAACCTTTAATCCCACCTTCAAAATTATAAAGATTCATTTTATCTAAATTACCAACAACAGCCGTAGATACCGCAGACACTGTAACACCGGCTTGTCTTGCAATATTAACAACTTCAAGCATATTTTTACCAACACTAGCAATTCCAACACCTACATCTCTAAAACTAGTTGCCAAAGTTTTTTGTTCAACACCAGTTACTTTTGATGTTGCAGCAAAGTCAACTAAAACGTCTTTACCGATTGATAAATTTGTGTTTAATGCATCAAATAAATTTGACATTGCAAGTCCTGCGTCTTTTACTTCAAGTCCAATACCAACAAATTCAGGTATTGCATCGGCAACAGAAACTGATAATTCCCTTGTTTTTGCACTTGATACACCTAAAGTTCTGGCTAATCTATAGGCTTCTTCGTTTAAAGATTTGGTCGCATTAAGATATTTGTCGGGAGAAAATTCACTAACAATATTAGAAAAAATGTTTTTTAATGTTGTAGTTGGGTTTTTTATTAATTCAATTAAACCTTTATCATCACCAATAATTTTTATAATATCAACCCTACTATCTGATATACCAACATTTGATGATTCATCTTTTTCCTGGTTTACTTGTGTACCTAAAAACATTTTTTTATTTAATAAATATTTTTATTATTGTTTTTTATTATCTTCAATAATTTTTTCAATTAGGTATTTTCGTACATAGGTTGGGATTGTCAAAAATTCGTTGTATTGTGTTCTTAGAATTTTAGCTAAAACGTAATATTCATACAAAAGATTTGATGTATGATTAGAAGAAAGGCCGAAAAAATTCCACCCCAAAAGTGATTGTGACATTCACTTTTTCTCCAGACGGGGCTATAACTTCTTTTCTTAGGTCTAATCTTGGTTCGTTTTCGTTCAAGAAATTTTTAATGTGTTTTGAATCCATAATAGGCATTGATTCAACAAACTTTGCAATCTCACCTTGATCTGTAGAACCATTTAATTCCACAATGTTTCTTTGTAGTCTTAATGTTGCTCTTGGTGCTAATCTACCGGTTGGGTAATTTGCAATAAATTCATCCATTTCAATTTGATCCCTAAGTGTTAAAAGTCTTAATTTAACATTTGCACCACTTCTTGGTAATATTGTTTCAAATAAACCATCTTCATTTGGTTCAAATGGGGTTTTAATTATATTTAATTCATCTAAAAGAATTGTTGCTTGAAATTCTTTTTCGGTTTGCGGATCTAAAAGTTCAACAACATATTCCGGACCAAATGAAGTATTTCTTAAAAATATAAGTAAGGCTTCTAAATCGCCGTCTAATAATTCTTCAGCACGTAAATCTGGTTCATATATTTTATTTCTTAAAAGTGGTAATACAATAGATTCTTTTACAGATTTATTATAATTTAAACTTGCTAATATATTTTCATCTGATGCCGTAAGATAACCAACTTTAACAGATTTCTTTTTAGATTTATAAAATTTTCCTTTTGACGGTAATTGTACCACGTCGTGTGGTAAATTAAAATTCATTTGACCAATTTCATTTACGTTTGTTTCCATAATTAGTTTTTATTATAAAAATACTTTACTTATATGTTTTGTAAACATTTTCTTATATATAAAAAAATTCCCACACATAAAAATATATGGGAATTATAATGTAATATGTAATAAGTAAATTAATAAACCAAAATACATCTATCCATTCTAAGAGTAGCTGAAATATCAGCCAAAGCATCTTGTGAATAAGATAATGAACCAAAGTTAACGTCAGTTAAAAATGTACCTTCTAGTATCCATTTTTCTACAACAACACCAGTTGGGTCTAACATTTCTAAATCAACGTTCTTTTTGTACCCTGCGGCATACCCCATACGTCCTGTTACAGATTCAGCACATAAACGAACCCATTCCATAAGGGCTTGTGCTGCTGAAGGACCAATTGGATCACGAAATTTAACAGTAATCGGGTCCCAGTTAAATCTACCAGCAACAAAAGTTGATGTATTTAAGAACTGGATTTCTGTTGAACCAATCTTAATTGACGGCCTTGCAGCACTTTCAACAAACCATTCATTAATACCCAAACTTGATGGAAATCTTACAATAAACCTATTCTGTCTTTTCGGTTCATACGGTATAGGCATTTTCATTAATAAATCAGCCATAATTATAATTTTAAATTATTGTTTATTTTAATTATAAATATAGGCTAAATGAAAATTTTTCTATTTACTTTTGGTTTTTAAAAATTATATATATAATATAGTACTTAAATAATACTTATTAATTAATAATATTTAATATTTTTTCTTAATAATAATTTTTTTTGTTTCTCCTTCTGAAGTATCATATACTACAAAATGAATTTCTGGATATGTTTTTGATAATTCGTTTTTAATAAAATCTACCGCTGCTTTTACGTTTTTAGGGTCGTCATCAGAAAAACCAAAGGATATTGAGCTGTGACCACTATTAATCCAGTAATTAATATCATTCCATATTGTTTTTACAAAATTGGCAATCGCAATTTTTTTAGCATGTTCCGGATTTGCGGCTTTTCCTTTAACATCTAAACCAAATTTTTTACCAAATTCTTCAGATGATACTGGATAATATTCACCTTTTTCATCTAAATATAATTCTATTATTTGTTCTTGATTTAATTCGTCTAATTTGGAAATATAATAATTACTAAATCTTTTTTCTTTTATAAAAGATTTTATAATATTTTTTACCATTTCATTTTTTTCTTTTTTAGTAAATGTTAAATTAATAAATAACATTGTACCTTTTTTTAAATCGCTTGGTTTGTGACCACGTGCCGTATTAATAGCAAATGGGTTTGCATAATATAATGTTTCTTTAAACTTTTCGGCGCTTGGGGCAAACTTTTTATTTTTTATTGCTTTTCTAATATCGCGAAAAAATGGTTCAGAATCTTGAAAATCTTTAAACGCTTCGTCTGGGTTATTATTTCTAATTCTATAATTTGGATTATTCCTTATTTTTGCAAAATCTTCGGTTGATACGTCAATTGGTTTCCATACATTGTTATCTTTAATATCCATTTTAATTTTGGTTGGCATAAATAAGATATTATCATCCCAATCTTTCATATATACCCTAAGACTTTTTTCAACGATTTGTCTAATTTTATTTTCAAGTAACATTTCGTTAATTATTGTATGTGTTAAAATTTTGTGTTTCATATATCAAATAAATAAGTACAAAGTTATAAAAAAAATCTACATAAACAAAAAAAACCCCCATTTTTCAATGGAGGTTCTTAATATAATCAAAATTTTAGATATCTTCAAACGACGCACCAGTAGGCGTGATATAGAATGTGATATCAATAAATTCAAGTGATCTAGTTGGTTTAATATAAATTTTACCAGTCATTTGGTTTCTATCTAAATCAGATGTATCAGAAGAAACTGTTACACGGAAATCATACAAAC